TGCGGCTTTTCGGGCCACCTTGTGTGGCCCGTTTTTTTATGTTACAAACCACGCATGTCAATCTATGTCTTAGATATTGATAAGGAAGTTGCTTTGCCGCCAAATGCGGCAGAGGCCATGCCGCCTATGACTCAGCAAGAAGAGTTGGAGGTGCGTGCCCGAACGATCAAGTTGATCTCTGATCTACAGGGCAAAGCCATTGACCCCACCGAGGATGATCGGACACAGGCTCGTGAGTTAGCCAAAAAGATGCTAAACGATAGAGAGAACATCGACTTTAGCAACTACCGAAACGAGACACTTGCCTATCTGGCAGGGATGGTTTCGATGTATGACCAGATGCTAGTCAAAGACCTAGCAGACTACAAACTCTACGTCGTTAATAAGTTGGTGGAGCAGTCTGCCAACCCCGACCCCAAATATGCGTTCCCAGCAATCAAATCACTGGGTGAGGTTGACGGTGTTGACGCCTTCAAGAAGCGCTCCGAAGTCACGATTCAGCATAAATCTGTCGAAGAAGTCGAAAAATCTCTGATGGAAAAGCTTGAAAAGCTTGAAAGATTGACTTCAAAAGACAAGAAAATTGAGGTTGTGGACGTAGAGGACGTGGATGTTAAGCCCACAGAGGATTAAATTCCTAAAAGACAACCTGCACCTCCTCTCTAAAGAGGAAAAAGTGGAGGTTTTAGACGAAATAAGCCGCTATGAGGTTGAAAAACTCAAGCAGATAGGGCAAAACGACTTCCTATCCTTTGTCGATCATGTCTATCCGGGCTATAAAGTAGGCCCACACCACAAAAGACTGGCAAAAATCTTTGAGGACATTGCTTCAGGCAAGAAAAAGCGGGTCATAGTCAACATTGCCCCCCGTCACGGCAAGTCTGAACTCATCTCCTACCTCGCTCCGGCGTGGTTTTTAGGTAAATACCCGCATAAAAAGGTCATCATGGCATCACATACGGCAGATTTGGCAGTCAACTTTGGTCGTAGGGTGCGAAATTTAGTCAATTTGGACAAATACAAGGACATTTTTCCGCAGATCGAGTTGCAACAGGACTCTAAATCTGCATCACGATGGGGGACAAACTTTAATGGCGAATATTTTGCTATCGGTGTCGGTGGTGCTCTTGCTGGTCGCGGCGCTGACTTATTTATTATCGATGATCCCCATAGCGAGCAGGAAGCCAGACAGGGTAGACCAGATGTATTCCTACCTGCGTGGGAATGGTTTCAAAGTGGTCCTTTACAGCGTCTTATGCCTGGAGGCGCTATTATTGTTGTTATGACTCGATGGAGTAAATTGGATTTAACGGGTCAGATAATCAATCATATGGTCCAAAATGATGATGCGGATCAGTGGGAAGTGGTTGAATTTCCTGCGATTCTTCCTTCGGGAACGTCTTTGTGGCCTGAGTTCTGGCCTGTTGAGGAGTTGGAAGCAAAACGGGTTGGAATGGACCCAAGATATTGGCAAGCCCAATATATGCAGAACCCGACTGCCGAGGAAGGCGCATTAATAAAAAGAGAATGGTGGCAAATTTGGGATAATGAAACACCACCCAATTGTGAGTTTTTGATTATGTCTCTTGACGCAGCACAAGAGGCTAATAATCGTGCCGACTATAATGCACTGACGACTTGGGGAGTCTTTTTTAATGAAGAGACTAATAACTACTGCATTATTCTGCTCAACGCGATCAAAAAGCGCATGGAGTTTCCTGAACTCAAGAAGATGGTCTTTGAAGAGTACAAAGAGTGGGAGCCAGACGCGTTCATTGTGGAGAAAAAGTCCAACGGAGCCGCTCTGTATCAAGAGTTGCGGCGCATGGGTGTGCCGGTGTCAGAGTTCACACCGGGCAAAGGGCAGGATAAGATAAGCAGAGTCAACGCAGTATCAGATCTATTTAGTTCAGGGATAGTCTGGGTACCAGACAAGAGATGGGCCAAAGACGTGATTGAGGAGTGCAACGACTTTCCAAGCGGTGCAAACGATGACTTGGTGGATTCGACGACTCAGGCACTTCTCAGATTTAGACAAGGAGGCTTTATCAGGCTACCATCTGATGAGCCAGACGAGGAAAAATACTATAGGCGCAAACAACCTGCCTATTATTAAGGATTAGATTATGGCAATTGATAAAGCATTAAACCAAGCCCCCCTCGGAACCATGATGGGTACTGAGATGGCGCCTCCAGACATGGACTCGGGCATAGAGATTGAGATTGAAGATCCGAAACGGGTTGAGATTGACATGGATGGGCTTGAGATTGTCCTTGAGCCGGGTAAAGAAACAAGTGATGAGTTCAACGCCAATCTTGCAGAAGAGATAGACGATGGGGAGTTGACAGAACTTGTTGGTGATTTGCTTGGAGATTTTCAGTCTGACTTGGACTCACGCAAAGACTGGATGCAGACATATGTAGATGGTCTTGAGTTGCTGGGCATGAAGCTTGAAGACCGCACAGAACCTTGGCCCGGCGCTTGTGGCATTGTTCACCCCCTGTTGTCTGAGGCTCTGGTTAAGTTTCAGTCCGAGACAATTATGGAGACCTTCCCTGCCGCTGGTCCTGTAAAAACCCAGATTATAGGTAAAGAGACGCAGGAGAAAAAAGAAGCTGCTGTCCGTGTCCGTGATGACATGAACTATCAGTTGACCGAACGGATGGTCGAGTACCGGCCTGAGCATGAGCGCATGCTCTGGGGCTTGGGTCTAGCTGGTAACGCGTTCAAAAAGGTCTACTACGATCCCAGCCTTGAGCGTCAGGTCTCAGTCTTTGTACCGGCTGAAGACATTGTGGTGCCATACGGCGCATCAAGCCTTGAGACTTCGGAACGGGTCACACATGTGATGCGTAAAACTCCGAACGAAATGAGAAAACTTCAGGTCGCGGGCTTCTACAGAGATGTGGACATGCCAGACCCACAGGATACGTTCGATGAGGTGGAGAAGAAGATCGCAGAGAAGATGGGGTTCCAAGCAACCTCAGATGATCGTTATAAGGTTATCGAGATGCACGTTGATCTCGACCTACCGGGTTATGAGGATGAGGACGAGAAGGGCAAGCCGACTGGGATTGCGCTACCTTACGTTGTCACTATTGAGAAGCAGACTCAGACGGTTTTAGCAATAAGAAGGAATTGGCACCCAGATGACCCCCTCAAAACAAAACGTAATCATTTTGTTCATTACGGATATATCCCGGGATTTGGGTTCTATTGTTTTGGGCTTATTCATCTTATTGGCTCTTTTGCCAAGTCTGGTACTTCTATCATCCGCCAGTTGGTGGACGCAGGTACTTTGTCGAATCTTCCCGGAGGATTCAAAACCCGGGGACTGAGGGTTAAAGGCGACGATACCCCGATTTCTCCAGCCGAGTTCCGAGATGTAGATGTGCCCAGTGGCACGATCAAAGACAACATTATGACTCTGCCTTACAAGGAGCCGAGTCAGGTTTTGAATCAGTTGTTGGACAAGATTGTCGATGATGGGCGCCGGTTCGCGGCGATTGCTGACCTCAAGGTCAGTGATATGTCTGCTCAAAGCCCAGTTGGTACAACGTTGGCAATTCTTGAGCGCATGCTCAAGGTGATGAGTGCCGTTCAGGCACGGATTCACTACTCAATGAAGCAGGAGTTCAAACTCCTCAAGGCGATCATTCGTGACTACACCCCAGAGGACTACTCATATGAGCCAGTCGAAGGCGAGAGATCAATCAAGCAGTCAGACTATGACCAAGTTGATGTCATCCCTGTATCAGACCCTAACGCGGCTACGATGTCGCAGAAGGTGGTCCAGTATCAAGCGGTACTACAGTTGGCCCAGGGTGCTCCCCAGCTTTATGACATGCCCATGCTGCACCGTCAGATGCTTGAAGTCCTTGGGATTAGAAACGCTGAGAAGTTGATCCCGATGCCGGAGGATCAGAAACCACGTGATCCCATAAGTGAGAACATGGCTGTCATTACAGGTAAGCCCGTCAAGGCGTTTATCTACCAAGACCACGAAGCCCACATTCGTGTCCATATGTCAGCGATGCAGGACCCCAAGATTGCCGCGCTCATTGGTCAAAACCCGATGGCACAGCAGATTCAGGCAGCGATGATGGCTCACATCAACGAGCACATAGCGTTTGAATATCGTCGTCAGATAGAGAAGGAGATTGGTGCTCAACTGCCAGCCCCCAACCAAGAAATGCCAGAAGAGTTGGAGATCGCCGTCTCCCGGCTTGCGGCAAGGGGAGCAGAACAGTTGCTTCAGAAAGATCAGGCTGAAATGGCTCAACAGCAGGCTCAGGCTGAGATGCAGAATCCGCTCACGCAGATCCAGATGCAAGAACTTCAGATCAAACAAGCTGAAGTCGAGCGTAAAAAGCAGAAAGACATCATGGATGCGGCAGCTAGAGCCGATCAGCTTGAGATCGAGCGTATGCGGGTTGAGAAACAGGCTGAAATCGACGGAGCGAAACTTGGCGTTCAGATTGCCAAATCTCGTGCCGAAGGCGCAGCCAAAAACGAGGCCGAGGGCATAAAACTCGGGCTTGAGATGGGAAGGGTATTACGTGAAGCAAAACAACCAAAGAGGGAAAGTAGATGAACGATGAACTACTTAAGTATCTTTCAAAGCAGATACAAGAGGAAATAGTTGTCATTAAAGATGATTTAGCCATGGGCAAGGCCAAAGACCACGGCGACTACAAACATGCATGTGGACTCGTCCGTGGTTTGCTTATGGCAAATAATATTTTAATGGAAACCTCAGAAAGGATGAAAAAAGACGATGAATGAGATCCTGATCGGCACAAACCCCGATGATCTAGATGCAACAACGGTATTGCCTGAAACCGCAGAAGAAAAGGCTAGACAAGTACCAGACCCATCGGGATACAGAATCCTGTGCGGTATTCCTCAAATAGATGACACGTACGAAAGCGGCATTGTTAAAGCTGACACCACTATGCACTATGAAGAACTCCTTACAACGGTTCTTTTTGTGATGAAAATGGGTCCGGATTGTTACAAAGATCCGTCCCGGTTCCCAAGTGGGCCATGGTGTAAGAAGGGTGACTTTATATTGGTTCGCCCACACGCCGGAACTCGTTTGAAGATTCACGGAGTGGAGTTCCGCATCATTAACGATGATTCCGTAGAAGGTGTTGTCCAAGATCCACGTGGTATTTCAAGAGCATAAGGAGCCTTCAAAATGGCAGACAAAGACTTTGAATTGGAAATCGAGGGTCAAAAACCCGAGAGTAAGGGAAAACCCCAAGAG